AGCCGACTTGCGTCTTGCGCCGGTTCGGCATTGGAGATGTTCTTGAGCAGCAATGGCGCAAAGCAAAGATAGGACGGCTCGGCCACGTCGAGGGATTTTATTATGAATGGCGTCCGGTGCCGCACGTTTACGGTGAACCAAAGTCAGAATAGGAGATTGAAAAATGATCTATGTGCACCCCACCAAACCGCGCGGATTAATCGCCCGTTATGCGATGGCACCGCTGGTGTTTTTGCAAGTCCTCTACCTGCATCCGAAGAATGGCATTGGCTATGCCGCTCGTTGGGCGCGGCAGAGCACCATCGTTCCCAATGGCGTGTTCCCAAATTAGGAGCCGACCATGAGTATGGCAGAATATGAAATCCCGCGCCGCGTCTGCCTTGATCGAATGACGGAAGCCGAGTTGGCAATTCGCCAAGCCGTGATTGAAGTCGAGAAGGTTGGTGCAGACGTTCGACTAACTGACGCCGTGATATTGCTATCGGCTGCACAGACGCGCGTAGCTGACTACGTTGATCGTGTCCCCGGCCTACGCACTGTCCCGCAACAGCTTCAAGAGAATTAGGAGCGCAGACATGAGCCGCAGCGATACCGCGATAGTGGCCTACGCTATTTTTGTCGGCATCAATATGTTGGGGCTGTGTGGTATGCTGTATTTTCGGTTTACGATAGCCAACTAAGGAATTACAGATGCGCGAGGCTCACGACATACCGTTTAAGGGCTGGATACCGCTCAACGCTTTTCTGTGGGTGGCCGCTGGCGCTGCGATCTGGCTTGCGCTGCCTTACATCATCAGGCCGTTTATTTAGGGGCAAATTCCGTGGTCACGAAAGAAGAATGGGACGCGCTAGATAAGAAAGTTAAATCGTGGCTCGATTTTCGCTGCCAACGCGAGCTAGAGGAATCTGCAAAGCGGGTGAAAGATGCGGCGCAGAAACTTCACGATGATCTGCGGCCCGATCCAGAGATTCTACGAAAGCCGACAACTATTTAAGGAGCGCGGCAATCAATAAGGGCTGCCATTTTAACTCATTCCCAAGCCAGTAGTTGCTTATTTGCCGTTTTGAGCGTATGATCATTACTTGCGGGGCTTGCACAAGTTCTCACACCGCAATGCGGTAGCATCCGAAAATTCCCAATTGAATTTCGCAATTAGTTTGTCCCATAAAAGAATTATGAAAGGGTTGCATAATGGATTTCAAATCCGTAACTAGTAGCAATATTGATGCTGTAGCTCATGATCCGAAAACAAACACTCTCCATGTGCGTTTCAAAGGTGGCGGTGTTTATGCGTATCAGGGTGTTGATGCAGAAAAACATGCAGCCCTGATGAATGCTGCTTCAGTTGGTTCATATTTGCATGCCCACATCAAGGGCAAACATGCACACTCGAAGATGGATGGGTAAGTGTTAATGAGAAAAAATGGCTGGTCTGCAAGTGATGAAGCTTGGTTGTACACACATTATTTGACCGCTTCAACACCTCTTGCTCAAAAAGTATTGAAACGAAGCAGCACAGCTATCTCAGCACGCGCAGTTAAGTTAGGGCTTAACAAGAAAAGCTATCTTGCTAAATTGCGGATGATTGATGCGCAGGATCGTCTAAGCACGCTTCATCGTCCTAGGGTAGGTAGGTTCTATCAGTCAAGTTTTGAATTGAGCTAACGACTACTATCGTCCTCTTTACGTTAGGTTCTACAAAGCATGAGCAACGTCTTCCCCCTAGACACTGGCCAGAACTATCGTCAACCCGGTCCTGCACCCTTAACGGGGCAGGACATTACTGTTATTACTGAGGGTGATGGTGCACCTCAGTTTGACCAGGAGACGGGCACAACCCAGATTGAATTGCCGGATGGTGAAGTCACTATCAGCTTTGGTCCCCCTGAGCAGCCCAAGAAGGACTCCAAGTTTGACGATAACCTAGCCAATAAGCTGTCTGAGGCTGAGTTGTCTGTCATAGCTGAGAAGCTCTTGATGGGCATAGAGCAGGATAACCAGTCCCGTTCGGCGTGGCTTGAGAATATGAGTGCAGGCATTAGTCTGCTAGGCTTGGAGATTAAGAACCCTCGTGGTGCTGCAGCGTCTGGCGCTACGCCAGCTGAGGGAACTAGTACGGTTGATCACCCTTTGCTCTTAGAGGCTGTGTTACGGTTCCAGGCTAATGCTAGGGGTGAGTTGTTGCCTTCCGACGGCCCAGTGAAGGTGCGTAATGACGGCGAAGCCAATAGTCTTTCTGATCGTCTGTCCCAGGCCTTAGAAAAGGATATGAATCATTATCTGACTAAGGTTGCGAAAGAGTACTATCCAGATACGGACCGGATGCTGCTGATGCTAGGCTTCAGCGGCATTTCTTTTAAGAAGGGCTATCACGATCCAATCAAGCGGCGTCCTGTTATTGCCTCTATTGATGCGAAGGATTTGATTGTCTCTAATGCAGCAACTGATATTGATGGCGCTGGGCGCGTAACTCATCGTATCATGATGCGTCCTTCCGTATTAAAACGCATGATGTTATTAGGTGCTTACCGTGACATTGCGTTGCCTGTGGCTGGTCTACCTCAAATCAAGAATCCTGTTGAGGCCAAGATTGACGTTATTCAAGGTATTGCCCCGCCTACGTATGTAGAACCTACAGACCAGGATAGAGAACTGTACGAGTGCTACTGTGAAATAGAGGTGCCGGGCTTTGAGCACGAAATGGATGGTGAAGCGACAGGCTTGCCACTGCCATATAAGGTCACGATAGATCATGAAGCGAGACGCATTCTTGAGGTCCGCCGGAATTGGACTGAGGGTGATGACTTCTGTCTTCCTCGTAATCGCATCATTGCTTATGTGTTTATTCCTGGTCTTGGCTTCTATGGCATTGGGTTGCTCAACATTCTGGGTAATGCTACGAAAGCGGTTACAGCCGCATGGCGGCTGATGATTGATGCGGGCATGTTTGCCAACTTCCCAGGCTTCCTTTACCTTAAGCAACTCGCCAAGCAACTTACCAATCAGTTCCGTATTCCTCCTGGTGGTGGAATGCCTATTGATACCATGGGCAACGACATTCGTGCGTCAGTTATGCCCTTGCCGTACAAGGATCCAAGTGCCGTATTCATTCAGTTAATTGAGAATATTGCCACCACAGCCCAGCGGGTTGGTGGTACTGCTGAAATGCAGATAGGCGAAGGCAAGCAGGATGCCCCTGTGGGCACAACGCTGGCGCTAATTGAGCAGGCTACGAAGCTTATGTCAGCCGTGCATAAGCGACTGCACCAAGCCCAGGGCCAAGAGTTTGATATGTTGAAGTCTTTGTTGATGGAGGATCCCGAGGCGTTGTGGCGACATAACAAGAAGTCTGCTGTGTTGGCCCAACTCACGGCGGAAATGGGGTTGCAGCCCCTTACAAACGCCCAGGACGGTGCAGAGCTAAGGCAACGGGCATTGTTCCTTACTGCCTTGCAGGACTGCGAGCTAGTCCCGGCTGCCGACCCCAATACAAGTAGCCAGACCGAACGCTACCTGAAGGTGGTGGCCATGCGGCAAATGGCTGCCACGAACCAGAATATCGACTTGAATAAGGTTGATGAGAAAGCCTTCCACACGATGGGCGTGGACAATCCGGAAGACTTCTTTAAGCCACCACCGGATCCAAATGCACCACCGCCCCCGCCACCGCCAGAACAAGTTACGGCTATGGCTACAATGACGGCTGCGCAGGCTAGGCTGACGGATAGCCAGACGAAAGCAATGGAGGCTAAGACCAAGGCTGCCACGGCCCAGTCCGACGCTGCCATCAAGGCACAAGAGTTGCAGTCTAAGGAGAAGATTGCTTCGCTGGGTGTGGCCCGTGAGTTGGTCATCCACAATGACGATAAGGCTATGGCTGAACGACAGCTGGCTCAGGAGCATATGGGTCGTGCTGCTGACCGGGCGCACGAAGCACAACAGAGTGGGGCTGATCGTGCCCATCAGGTACAACAGACGGGGGTTGATAATAATCAGCGCTCGGCCGATAGGTTGCATGCCCTTGCTCTTGCCCATATGGGGCATCAGGCTGCATTCCGGCAGAAGCAGAGTGATCAGCAGCATGGTATAGCAACAGCTGTACTAGGACATCAGGTTACGTCACAACAGAAGGCTGCCGATCGTCAAAGTAGTATGATGCAACAGGGCGTAGCGCAAGGTCATGAAGCTACACAGAGTGAGTTGGACCGTCAGCATCAGTTGGCGCTGGCAGCGGCTAAGCCTGATGGAGTTGCACCATGAATCGGCGTGAGTTGACGCTAGGACTAGTAGCAACGGTAGCAGTACTACCGTTAGCTCCAGATCCTTGGTGGAAAGGGGGCTGGGTTCCGATTACGAATAAGACCACGCCATGTACTGTACAAGAGTTAGAGGAGTTGCACGGGGCAATTCAAATCTTTAGGTAAGGAGATACAACGATGAGTAAAGTTCTTAAGCGGGGGTCAGGTGGTGGTGTTACACCTATACAAATTAGTCCACCGGGGACCATGAGCCAGCAACAAGCAGCAGCCAGAGCGCACATGGCTGATGTGATTGGTGCTGATTTTTCTGGTAAAGAACACAATTCCTATATTAGGGAGATGGCTATAGAGCATGGATGGAATCCGTTTGACGAAACGTACAGTCAAAGTAAGAGTAAGGGTGGTTCAGTTGAGGGTGAAGGCTCTTCACCAAAACATCGAAACGATCGCACAAAGCGCAAGCATTCATAGATGGTTAAGGCTCCTCCAAATTTGCCAGAAGTTGGGGATAGAGTGAGACTGCGAGGAAATGATTGTGTTGGGAAGTTGGTTCGTCTTATACCAGATCATCCTTGGGCGGTCGTTGAATGGGACAAGGATAAAGTCGGAGCCAGAGTTGTGCATTTACTTGAACTAGAGCAGTTGGTAGGAGTTGTGTCTTGAGTGCCCTTAGTGAGAACATGTTCAATGCTACTATCTGTAATGCTGTTGTGGCAGGCACTTGCGTGTGGATTCTAGATGAAGCAATTGTTTATGCTGGCCCAATTAAGCATTGCCCTGAGATTGTAGACGGAACATTGATGCTGCTTAATACGAAAGACTTTGAGATATTGCAGGCCCATATCAAACGGCACCAGAACTAATGTTCTTCGACGGCAAAGATTACCAGATTGTTAATCCCAAACGGGTAGAAGCTCAGACGTTAAGTCATGCTCCTTTGCGTAAATTCTCAGATGCTGCCTTGCGCATAGCTTATGTCCACGACCAGACGGCAAATGGCTTAGCCAGAACACTGCATTGCAACGTAGGCACTATACGGTCACATGCTCGGCGCTTAGGCTTGGCCCTTAAGGGTAAGCCTGGTGCACGTTGGACTTCTGAGGAAGACGTTATGGTCCGTGAGTGCGGGCGTGGTTTGATCAGTGTAGGGACTATCACAAGAGTGACTAACCATTCCAGTAAATCTATTCGTATTCGTGCTTCTGAATTAGGTGTTGTGCTAGTGATTGGCGGCCAAGCCCAGCGTCCGCCCTATCAGAGCAATCATGGTTCTACTGAGTACGATCATACAATCACAGTAGGTAAGACAGACCGGCTGCTGCTTAAGTTGCATGAGGAGTTTGGTTCGCCTCGGGACGAGGTCTATCCTGGGGTGCAGGTAAGAGCATGACACCACAGAGGGAACAACCCGTTCTTATCTGGATCATCATGATTGTTTTGGTTGGGGCAATTATTGTGCTTGCTTTAGGGGATTTGCCTTGACCCCCACTTGGGACAACCCACGGGATAGTCTGCACCGGGAAATAGCAGAACTGCGGGAAATGGTTGGTGACAGAGACCAGCGCATTGCAGAATTAGTAGATATGTTAACGGTGCCTGACGTTGACTTGCACAGGGTTTGGCGGTTTACTCCTTGTGAGGATAGAGCCTTGCGGTTGCTTCTTAAGGGAGGGCTCAAGACAAGAGAACTCCTGATGAATTTTATGTATGACGATAAGCAGCCGACGCCCCACGTATTGGACATCTTCATTATGAGTCTGCGGCAGAAGTTGGCACCACAAGAGATTGTAATTGATACTATTTATGGGCGGGGCTTTCGTATTTCCGATAAGGACATTGCCCGTGTGAAGCACTTGTGCAAGGCACAAGAGCAGGCAGCATGATGCCTATCCTCGCTCGCATTGAGGACTGGTTAGCCTTAACCCAGATGTGTCGTTGTGTTGAGAAGTTGGCAACTCCAAATAGCACAATGGGTTTCTGTTGCATGCGGGTAGAGCCAGGAGATATGTACTGCAAAAGGCATATGATGGCAGTCGTCAAGTTGCGCAAGTCAAACAATAAACGCGAAGGAACATAGTACAATGTCATATCCGGAAAAAGGCGCTGGCTATTCCCACAAGCCCAAGTTCATTGAGCGGATGAAGCGGGCGGAAGGTGGTGCTGCGCCACAGCCAAGTGATTTATACGACCCAGAGCAATTAGAAAGCATTGCTAGTCAGGAAAAGCGTTTTAATCCGCCGTCTGCGCAGGATCAGCTAGCCGCTAAGCAAGTTGATCCTAACATTGAATTATTAAATACTCCTCGCTCGTTTGGCTCCAACCCACACGGCTCTATTGACGCGCAAGGCAAAGTGCATGGTATGAAGCGTGGCGGCCACAAAAAGTAGTTAGAGAATTTACTCAGCTGCCACTCGGTGCAGCACAAAACAGGAGACTGACCCGATGGCTCACCCGATGAAGAAAGATCTAGAAGGTGTGACTGGGCATAATGCCAAGTTGCGTCGTATGACTGCTCACTATGGTGATGCAGATCCGGCAATGAAGAAGAATGCGCCGGTTGACATGCTCAAGAGTGAAGGCCCAGAAGATGCAGTTGGCTATGGCTCTGATTCGTCTAATAAGACCGCGAAGCGGGGCGACCGTAAAGCTAGACGTTCTACGCCCGCTAATCCGCTCGCTACTTATCGGAAGGGTGGGCGTGTGCACGCCAAGGGCAAGCGTGCTTCGGGTGGTTCCATTTCCGATATTGAGCAGGCCAATGTCGATCAGAAGTTGTCTACCCAGGGCCGCGCTCGTGGTGGCCGCACCAAGCACAAGGGCACCCATGTCAACGTGATCGTGGCTCCTCAGGGCGGCGGAGCTCCTGCAGCGCCTCCTATGCCTCCGTTGGGGGCTAACCCTGCTATGATGCCCCCGAAGCCGCCTATGGTCCCTCCAGGGGCCGGTGCAGGCCCAATGCCGGGCGGACCCATGGCTGGCGGGCCAGGAATGATGCCTCCTATGGCCCCAGGCGCACCGGGCGGTCTGCCTCCTGGCTTAATGCCGCCCCGCGCTCGTGGTGGTAAGGTGGAACACGCCGACGCGAAAGAGGACAAGGCTATGATCAAGAAGATGGTCAAGCCGGAATCACTCAAGCGTGCACGGGGTGGTCGTTTACCTAATCAGAAGCATCACATGACTGCTGGTGCGGCCTCGGGCGATGGACGCCTGGAGAAGATTGGCAAGAAGGCCCACGACGCTGGTCGTCCGCAGACGGTCTAATGTCTTCTCTGAACACTCCAGCATTAACTCGTCAAGCCATCATAAGACTGGTAAAGCTTGAAAGTTTGTACTGGGGTGTTCAGTTTGTGTTTGACGATGGTGAGATTATATGGGCTACGCAGACATTTCCGACGAAGGCTGAAGCCGTTGAAGCCTTGCAGGTTTGGGTTGCGGAAAATGGAGCCCAGACTGCGACAGTTCACTAGGCGTGGAGTATGTATAGATCATGGGCCTTCTTGAACGCCATTTAGACGAAGACTTGATTGATCGCATGGCAGCGGGTTGGACGCCCTCGGCTAGAACAGTGCCTGTCAAGAAGGGCAGGACAGCGCGGGTTGCTAAGAGCTATCGTGCTGCTAGGCGCAATGAAGCCAAAGGAACAGTCTGGGCTGGTGCTCAAGCGAAGCAGCGCTACCTACCACCCATTCGTCTTAACCGTTCCGAGAAGTGGGATGGTGTTGTCTTGACGAAGCCGTATGGCTTTCCGTATGTAAATCGATAAGTGTGGAGAGGCTTTCATGTGTGGCGGGACAGTTACAGGCGATGCTGATGCGGCCAGAAGTCTAGTTACTCTTCTTGAGGGTTATTGCGGTAATACAAACCTAACCTCAAAAGACTTACGACGGCTTATCCGAGAGAACTGGACTATTATTAAGGTACTTGCCCATCAAATTCATGACGAGGAAACTTCTCGCGAAACTGTACGTCGGCAATCGGCAAAGAATATAGCTGAGCTAGATGCAGAAGGCATTATGCGTATAACTGAAGGTAAAGGAACTTCGGAGATTAAGCACTCGTTTAGGATAATCACCGAAGCAATGGAAAAGGCTTAGCTGGTGGTTACTCTCCCTGCCCCTTTTCAAATAAAAGAATGGGTGACGCGATATATGGCGTTGCAGAATCCGGCAACTCAAATTCTTGTTGAACGCAACCGGCGTTACTGGCTTGATCGTACCCGGCAAGAGTTGCTTAACAATTATTGGGGCAATAATCCTGGCGAACTAGACCGCTGGGCTGACGATGGAGGCAGAGCATAACATGCCTCCTTCTCTCCTTGATCCATTTCATCGCGCCCTACACACTCAGGTGTCTAAGACCATTGACGACCGCATGGTCAACCTAGCGCAGGGTGGTGCTGCTTCAATTGAAGGCTCAGCACAGACGGTTGCGGAAAAGTATGCAGCCCATGTGTCCTACATCAAAGCCTTATCAGATGTGCTGGGCTGGTGTGAGGAGCTAGAGCGGGAACAGTATGGGTTACGGCCTAGTGAAGAGGGCGAAGGCCAGGGCGGTGCATAAGTGACTTTACTAGCCCATGCCGTTGCGTTATGGTTGATCGGCAATGAGATTGTGTTTTTGTTGTATTTTGAGGAGAGTATAAATGCCACCTATGCTTATGAAGCACGACGCTGACCCCGCCATGGCTATTATGAAACAGGCGGGCAATCTTGATGCCTTTGAGTTATTTGGGAATCAAGTTTTGCTGGGCGTCTATATGCGCCCCAAGGTTACTAAGTCTGGTATTCACTTGGCAGACCAGACCCTCAAGGAAGACGAACATCAGGGCAAGGCTGGGCTGGTTCTCAAAAAGGGGCCAGCCGCATTTGTATCTGACGACAACTATGATTTCCGAGGTCAGGATGTGCAAGTTGGTGAATGGGTAGCCATCTTCATATCAGATGGACGTAAGATTGCCATTAATGGGCAACTCTGCAGGCTCGTCGAAGATCATCACATTCGTTTGAAGATTCCGGCACCAGACGTAGTATTTTGATTAAGCGTTTTTGAGGAGGAGAATAATTCCGATGGCTGACAAAAAAGATGAAGCAGTTGTGGAAGTTGCTGACGAGGGCGTTGTCACTGTGGACGTTACTGATAATCCTGACCTTGCAGACGTGGGCAAGGAAGCGGCTAAAGAAGGCGAAGAGAAAGAGCCAGTCGTCAAACTGGCTGACGAAGCCAAGCCGGAAAAGAAATCCGTTCCAAGAGTTAAGCTAGCTGAGAAGGCTGCCGTTGACGAAGCTAAGGTCGCCCTAGACCAGGCGGTTAAGACAGCGGCTGATGAACGTAAGGCCCGTGAAGCAGCTGAGGCTACAGCCCAGGCCGAGCGTAGGCGTGCTGATGCGGCCACGAGCCAGGTTACTGCCCGTGACCAGGAACTAGCGGCTAGGGCTGAGGCAGCTGATGCCCGCGAACTAACCATCCTGGATAACGGCATTGCGTCTGCTACGGCGTTGCTGACGTCCTTACAGGACGAGAGCACGCGTCTGATGGAAGCTGGCGAGTTTGCCAAGGTTACGGCAGTTCAAACTAAGCTGGCCCGTGCAGCATCGCAACTCGATAGGCTAGAGGCTGCCAAGGCGGATTACGAATCAGGCGTGCGCACGGTGCCTACCACTGAGGGTCGTGTAGAGGCTGCAGTTGCAAGCCAACTCAATCCTCTAGATCAGTATTTGTCAGGCTTTGCCCCCAAGGCACAGACCTGGCTGCGCGCCCACCCTGAATGCATCCCAGCGTCCATAGGCGGCAACGCAGCTAAGAACGCCAAGATGATGGCGGGGCATTGGGCGGCACTTGGCGAAGGCTTGCAGGAGGGTTCTGACGACTATTACCGGGTCATTGAGGAACATGCTGGCTATCGTACGCCCGTGTCTAAGGCGGCTGACGTTGTAGAGGCTGGTGAGGAAGAGGAAGCCCCTGCGCCTAAGAAGGCCAAGGTGCACCCCTCTGCCCCTATATCTCGTGAGGTGCCTGGCGCAGACGGCAAGGTTGCTCGTACGACTCGTTCGGTCACCTTGACCAAGGAGCAACAGGATGCCGCCAAGATGAGCTTCCCACAGTTGCCCCCGAACCAGGCCTTTGCCCAGTATGCACGCAATTTGCTGGAGCTAGAGGCAGAAGGTAAAATGGGAAGAATTACTCATTAAAGAAACCCAAGATGGAGCGCCGAAAAAGATATCGATGGGGTGGGTGCTGGCGTCGCGTTAGCACAATGATCCGCGCGTATCCGCTTAATCATCGTAGGGCTTGGATTTGGCACCACCCAAAATTCAATTCATAGAATAGGAGTTCTACACAATGACCGAAGCCGAACCCGTTACCCGTCGCCGCCTTAAGACACCAGTTGTGGAGCGTCCACCGCAGCGGGCTACAGCAACTGACGCTCGTGAGCCACAGCACGAACCAGTTCATGCTGAGGCTAGGCGCACGCGCCGTCGTAAGGCCACTGTTAATGACGATATGTTCTACATCCCCATTGACGAGATCCCAGAAGGTTCCTCATACGAGTGGAAGCGCTGGTCCGTTAATGGTCTTGAGGATCCTTTCTACATTGCTCAGATGCGTGAGCAAGGCTGGGAGCCGGTCAATCCGAAGCGTCATCCAACCTGGGTTCCGCCTGGGTACAGCCAGCCGCACATCATTAAGGGTGGCCAGATCCTGATGGAACGGCCAATAGAACTCACGCGGGAAGCCCAGGCTGAGCAACGCAAGCTGGCCAAGAACCAAATGCGTGAAGCCGAGCAGCGTTTGGGTATGACTCCTAAGGATACCTTGACACGGCAGCATCCTGGTGCTGAACCTCGCATCGTCAAGGAGTATATGCGGCCTGTGACTGCAATTGAGGAATAACATTTACTGCTAGAATTGCTCAGGGTCTGCTGCGCGTTGGAAGGGGAACTACCATTGTCAAAACCAAAGCGCCATCCATTCCGATTAATGAATGGCCGTGAGACAGATCCTGACTTTTCCCAGTACCATCATCTACGTCGTCCCATAACAACCTGGATTAGCAATGCGGAATATGATCTGTTCCAGAGCATAGTGAAATCCCACGGGGTGACAGGTGCGGCATATTTACGGGCTGTGCTGATTGATGTAATTGCCGAGGAAGGTCCGAAAGTGAAGACGTTGTTTACGCAGGCTCTAGAAAGTTAAAACTTTTCTTTGATTACCCACTTGACTTTTTGTTTGCTTAACATCCATTACTTGATCATAGAAGTTTTCCGGCAGTCCGATAAGCTGCTGAAGGGTCTCGGAATCGAATTAGGTTCTTGACGATCAAAAGAGCAAACCTGGGTCCCGCATGGGCCTTTAAGGTGACTCCAGCTACAAACTAGCTGCCGAGCGCAATGCGGTAGCCTCTCAACCCTGGTAGTAGTCTAGGTCAAGCTGACCCTAGCCACTAACCAAGCCTGGGACCGTATTCAAATGGCTAACGTCCTTGCACCATTTGGCTTTGCTCAGGTTGGCACCACGGGCATGCCCCCAAACTTTGCGCGTGCTGGTAGTGGTTCCCCGTATAAGATCAAGGCTAGCTTTGTCACCCCCATCTATTATGGTGACGCGGTTCGCATGTGGATTAGTGGTGATGACAGTTCTGGCAACCCCGGTTATATTACGCCTTGGGTAGCTGCTGACGGTAGTTCACCCACTAAGATTCTCGTTGGCATTTTCCTTGGTTGTGAGTATTACTCATCCTCGCAGCGTCAAAACGTCAAGAGTCAGTTTTGGCCAGGTGGTGATGCTGCGGCCGATGGCATAGCCTACGTTTGTGACGACCCTGATTCTGAGTGGATGGTGCAGGCCGGAGTCGCTGCTACGCCCTTCACACAAATCTATGTTGGCTCGACGGCTGATGTTGTGGTTTCCCCCACGGGCAGCACCATCACAGGCATTTCTGGGATGACTCTTGATACACCCACGACTACGGTGTCCTTCCCATTCAAGGTGAGAAACGTAATCACGACCCCGCCGACCGCTAACGGTCGCGACCTGCTCACGGCGTACAACTACGTCACCGTTGCCTTCAACAACCAGATATACAAAGCACTCCTAGGGGTCTAAGCACATGACTGTAAACGTCCAAGCACCCTTCGGTTTTCTCCAGATTGGCACTGCCTCTGGGCCACCGAACTTTGCCGAGAATCATAATCCACCTTATCGGATTGCGTCGGGCTATGGCACCGCCATTTATTTTGGCGACGCCGTACGCATGAACGTTTCCGGCCCTACTGGCTATATTGAGCAGTGGGCTAATGGTGATGGTGGTACTGCTACTAAGATTCTAGTTGGCATCTTCGTTGGTTGCAGCTACTTCTCAACGGCACGAGGCTACAACGTCGAAAGTCGTTACTGGCCTGGTTCCGATGCTACTGGCGACGTTCGCGCTTATGTTGTGGACGACCCAAATAGTCAATGGAAGATACAGGCGGGCATTGGCTCAGCCATCACCCAGACCTCAATTGGTGCTTGTGCTGATATTGTAGCTACTCCGCTGGGCAGTACTGTGACGGGTCAGTCCGGCATGTGCCTTTCAACGCCAACCACAACTGTTACGCTTCCGTTCAAGGTGGTGAACGTCATCACCTCTCCGCCAGGTGCGCCGGGCACGGATCTCACGGCAGCCTACAACAACGTCATCGTGGCGTTTAACAACCAGCAATATAAAGCCCTCCTAGGAGTCTAAGCCATGGCGATCAACGTCGCAGCCATCCGTGACCTTCTTCTGCCTGGCCTCCGGGGTGTCACGGGCGAATATAAGCAGTGGCCAGCTATCTGGCCAAAACTCTTCGACCAGGGCAAGTCAGAAATGGCCCAGGAGCGCACCGCTAGTATGCGCTTCCTGCCACTGGCTCAACTGAAAACCGATGGTGGTCAGACCGCCTTCGACAACAACTCCGGTGAAGCCTTCGTCTATAACCAGTTGCATACTGGTATTGGCCTGGGCTATGGTATCACCCGTAATACGATTGCCGACAACCTGTACAAGGCTCAGTTCCGGCCATCCAATCTTGGCCTGCAACGCAGCTTTGCCCAGACGAAGGAGATCTACGCGGCGGCAGTGTTCAACTCGGCTACCACTTATGACACGACAGTGGGTGGTGATGGAGTTGCCCTGCTTAGCGCATCGCATCCCCTCCCGGCTGGTGGCTCTGGCCCGGCGACCTGGGCCAATACCCCCGGTACGCAAGTGGACCTTAACGAGTCGTCTCTGCTTAACGGCATGATTAGCATCAAGACTGGCATGTACGACAATGCTGGGCTGCGCATGATGGCCACGGGCAAGACCCTCGTAATCCACCCGAACAACGAGCCTGTTGCGCTCCGGCTCCTGCGTGCTGAGTTGCGTCCGGGCACCGCGATGAACGACCCGAACGTGATCCCCACCGTAGCGGGCGGCGTAACGGACTACGTCGAGGACGTGTTCTTTACCTCAGCCTTCCCCTGGTACATCAAGACCGACCAGCCCGGCATGCTCTATCTTGAACGTGAACCGTTTGAGATTGATATGCAGGTGGACTTCACCACGGACAACCTGTTGGTGAAGGCGTGGGAGAGGTACTCCTTCAATTATAACGATCCCAGGGCTTTATGGGGATCCTCACCGACCTCATAACACTCCTAGTCTTTCATCTTAGAGTATGTTATAGTTACTAGGATGAAAGATCTAAGGAGAAGGAATTGATGGAACAAGAAGTTGCAAGTCCGAAAAAGAAGCAGTCGCCGACCAACGTTCGGTCCGCTGAAGTGTTGGCGATTGCTCACTCACGTGTTCTTGAGTTGTTTACTTACGCTCCCCAAAGTGGCAAACTTCTGTGGAAGATAAAAATTGCGCGTAAGGTTGTGCCCGGAACTGTAGCAGGACAGCAGAATTCTGACGGGTACTGGTACGTTGGGTTTGACGGCAAACGGTTGCCCCTACACCATGTGATTTGGTTCTATCATTATGGTTCTTGGCCTACTGAGTACCTTGGCTTTAAGAATGGTAATTACGACGATACCCATGTAGAAAATTTGAAGTTATTAACAGCTTCAGATAAGCAGAAAATTGAAGCCCTTCAACACTTTGGTTTGAGCGCCGAACAGAAAGCTATTAAGTACAATCCTAAGCATAAGTACTGGCGTGTTCGGTTTAAGGGTGTGAAGCTTGGCAAGTTTTACACCTATGAGGCTGCGAAAGAGGTTTATGATAAAGCTCTTAGTGGGGAACTTGACTTAGCTCATCAAGCTGAAGTCAATTCTAAGATGGCGCTTTTGCGGTTGCGTACAAGCTGGCGCATGGTGCTTAAAGCTGGACCGCATGGTTGGAAATCTTTTGCACATTTTGTTGAGACGGTTAAGGACCGTCCCGGTAAGCTTACTAAGCTCCGTCCTAAGGATTTGAATACTCTCATTGGGCCTAATAACTTTGAGTGGGAAACTTTAACTGTTGATGAAGCCAAGGCTCGCTACCAAAGTCAAAGTACGGAAGCTTACGAAGCTTCCCGTGTTAATTGGGTAAGCCGTAAGTTTGGTGTTTCTACTGAATGGTACGATGACACGCTTAAAGCACAAGGTGGTGTTTGCGCTATTTGTGCCAAACCAGAAACTGCTGTTCGGTTAGGAAAACTTCTTCCTCTTAGTGTAGATCATGATCACGTAACCGGGAAGGTTCGAGGCCTCCTTTGTACCTCTTGTAACATCGGAATTGGTGCTTTACAGGATGATCCTACTATTATGCGTACTGCTACTAATTATGTTGAACGCTGGCGTGCAGAACATGTAGCACCTTTGCCCGAAAATGTTGTTTCTCTTAAAGACCATAAAGCTTAGCCTGGCTTGACCGGCGTAAAGCATCAACGCACTGCTCCTCCTCGCGTGTTGCTCAAACTCCCAGAGGGACTAATCCTCCTTCTGGGTCTTTTCCCGAGGACTAGCGACGGGTAGCTCGCTGTCTAACAAAGGATCACGTAGATGACTACGCCCGGTTTTAACAACCCCGCATATCTAGTTGGTCAATTCGGAATGCCGTTGTATGGCATTTCCGGATTGCCGCCGTTTACTGGTAACTACTTCTGGGTCGACGAGACCAACGGGAGTGATGGTAATACGGGTGGTCCTACTGACGCCTTCAAGACGCTGACCCAGGCGCTGTCCCGGTGTACGTCCGGTAATAGCGACGTCATTTTCATGACCGGCTCAGTGCATACTGCGACAACTATCGCTTGGAACCTGAACAAGACCCATCTTATTGGTCTGTCACCGCCGTCTCAGAATAGCCGGGCGCGTATCGCAATTACGAATACGGCCTCGACGACAGCGGTTACTCCGTTGGTCAATGTCACGGCATCAGGCTGCATCTTTCAGAACATCGAAGTGTTCAACGGGGTCAACGCTAACTCGGCTCAGGTTGCCTGGCTAGAAGCGGGTGGCCAGAACTTCTACCAGAACTGCAATTTCATTGGCACAGGCCATCTTACTGCCGCTGCGCATGCCGGTAATCGGGCACTCTCTGTTGCCAGTGATGAGAACTTGTTCAAGGAATGCACGATTGGTGGTGACACCATTTTGCGGGCCACGGGTAATAATGCTACGATGGACACTATTGTCAATCCAACCAGTGGTTTGGGCGCGGCGCGCAACATCTTCCGAGATTGTGCCTTCCAGGCTTGGACGAGCAATGCTGCCGACCTTCATGTGCTGGTTGCGGCTGGCACTATCGACAGGTATCTCCTGTTCCATCGCTGCACCTTCCTGAATGCAATCAACTCAACGGGTACGGCTATGACCGTAGGCTTCACAGTCAATGCCTCTGCGGGCGGTTCTGTGCTGCTGCAAGAGTGTGCCTCTGTTGGGGCTACCGTTTATGCCACGACTGGGCCTATCTATGTACAAGGTTCTGTGCCAACTGGTGCGACCTCTGGTCTTGCGGTTGCGGCTACCTAACCAATAACCTGATCGTAAGCAGGTAACCTTCTTACGACCGAGCCCACGGATCCGGGTCACTACGAAGGAATTCTGTCATGTCTCGTTCCCGTCATATGAAGCGCGCCAAGGGTGGTGCTACTGTTTACGCTGGTGAAGGTTCTAACGTGCTCAAGGAAGCCGAAGAGCGCAAGCGTGGTGGCAAGGTTCACGGCGAAGGCGAAAAAGGCAAAGAACGTGGCGATCGTCGTAAGCGTGGGGGCAAGGTTGAGCGCAAAGAACACGAGCGCAAGCATGGCGGTAAAGTTGAGCATGAGAAGGAAGAGCACGAACGTAAGGCTGGCGGTGCTGTTTCCCCAGGCCGCAAGCGCGGCGGCGGTATTGGGGCGAACTTGACCCCACTTAGCACGGCTGCCCGTATCAAGGAAGTCACCAAGGGTGAGTCTTCCGAGGACGAAGGCAAGCACTAGCCTTTAGGAGGCTCTCCTAGTGGCTAAGCTGAGCACCAAAGCCCGTAAGAAGCTGCCAGGTAAGTCATTTGCTGGGCCGGGCCGCTCATACCCCATAGAAGATGCAGCCCATGCCAGGAACGCTCTGGCAAGGGCTGCACAGCATGCCAGCCCCGAACTAGCCGCTACGATCAAGGCCAAGGTCCGCCGCCGTTACCCCGGCATAAAGGTCGAGGGCGAACCCAGCAAGCCCCGTGCTGACCGCCCCAAGCGTAAGAAGGACTGAGTTTTATGCGGCCAATTGTTGTCAAGGTCGGCCCTCTAGCCGCTGCCTCACCCAATAACATTGTTACGGTACAGGCCACTCCAGCGGTTGGAGCCATTCTTCCGTTGACTGCAGGAGCCGCTGCTGGCACTATCCCAGACACAGCACGCCGTGTCCTAATAACGTCAACTGGCAACGATAGTGGCACTACAATTACTGTTTCCGGAACAGACTGGAACAATTCGCTAATAAGCGAAAATGTTACAGGTATAAATACAACTGCGTACACGGTATACGATTACAAGACGGTTACCAGTATTGTAATTCTTTCGGCTGCCGGTGCTAACACCGTTGGCAATATTACTGTTGGTACGAACGGAGTAGCGTCAAGTCGTCCAGTTTTCCTTGATACTTTTGCTATGCCGCAGACGTCAATCCAGGTCTCGGTGTCAGGAACAATCAACTACACGGTTCGGCAGACACTGGACAATCCAAACTCGCCAAACAATCCTGTTCTTTATTCTGCAGTTACCTGGTTGAACCACCCCGATAGCAACCTTGTTGCAGCTGCAGGGAATGTGCAGGGGAATTATGCTTATGTGCCTTCAATGGTACAACTTTTGATCAATTCAAATACTAACCCCGCCTACGCTACCATGACGCTTATTCAAGCGGATGCCTAATGCCGGGCTTAATTGAAGACACCACTGGTCTTTACTATGGGCAAGGACTTAGCTTTGAACCTAGCTTAGGTGGCGCTGGTTTAACTAATACATCAACAATTGATACTGTTCTGTTTACGGGGGCAGGCAACCTAGTTGCAGCCACAAAACTTCTGGTAGCTGCAAGGGCTACTTTCGGGGGTAGTGGTTCTTTCTCCGTGCATGCTTCCTAATAGGGTCTTATGCCAACTTCCAATACTTTCTCCTTCAATCCTGCTATTGGAACTCTAACGCTCAATGCTTTTGCGCGTTGCGGTGTGCGACGTACTGAGCTTACCCCGCAGCACATGAGTGATGCATTTCTTGAGGCAAATTTTCTTCAAGGCGATTGGGCAGCGGATGGGATCATCTGGTGGACTGTAGAGCGTGTAGATCAACCTTTGACGGCTGGTGCACCTACTTATGGGTTACCCACTAACACAATAACGATCTTAGATTTATATATTACGGCAAATGGTCAAAACCGTTTGATTATGCCTTTCTCTCGTACGGACTATGCTAGTTTGGCTGAGCCATTACAGCAAGGGTTCCCAACTAGCTTTTGGTTTGACCGGGCACTGATACCTACTGTTACATTGTGGCCTGTGCCGGATAACAACACGACGTATTCAATGTCCTATTACGTTTATACCCAACCTGAAGATGCTTTGTTGCGGGCAGGCGGTCAGGCAGCTATTCCTTACTGGTGGTTAAATGCGTACGTGGCTGACCTATCCCATCGTCTTGCGCGGATTTATGCGCCTGCCCTAGAAGCTGCACGTAAAATGGATCGTGATGAAGCTTATCAACGGGCATGCAAACAAACTGAGCCGAGTCCACTTTTCGTAACGCCTGGACTTTCTGGCTATTTCAGAGCGTGAGTTTTAAGCAAACTTCTGGCAAGCCTTTATTTTGATGTTACCAAGGCGTATCAAAATCAAAACCGTGGAGGAGTGTCTATGTCTGAAGTTGAGCATGCTGTAAAAGTATTACCTATCGATAATGATCTTCAGCAAGAAGTTAAGAAACTGGAGGCTGAGGGTTGGGAGTTGATGCCTGGTATTCTGCCCGTGGCGGTCTACCACGTGGTTCGGATTAAGAACAAGCCCCAATTTGCTCAGGCTGCTGAAGGCAACATGGGTATTGACGACACCAAGGTAGGTATCCTTCGTGATGGCAAGTTGGTGAACTAGCCGTGAGTATGGGGTGGGCTGCGATTTGTCGGCTGGGGGGTGTTGGTGATAATCTCATAGCAGCTTCAGTGCTGCGCCCGCTTAAACAACTTGGGTATAAGACAGAGGTAATTACTACCGAGAAGGAAACCCACACGGTCTTCCTTAACAACCCTTTCATTGATAAATTGTCATTGAAGGGTGAGAAGGATATTCCTGGGGGTGCTGAATGGCAGAAGTGGTTTGCTGCTCGTGCCGGTGAGTACGAAGTCTTTGCCAATTTATCACATTCCTGTGAGTACCGTCACGCTTTATTTCCGGACTCAACTGCGTTCTGGTGGCCTTCAGAGTATCGCCGCAAGCTTTGCGCTGGGTCATACCTAGAAACTGTTCATGATATTGTGGGTGTCCCGCATACGTTTGGGCCACTGTTCTTTCCTACCGAGGAAGAACAGGAACGTGCTGAACGTACCCGTGACGAACAAATAAAGGGTCGCTACATTGCCTGGGTAGTTTCTGGGTCACGCCTCGATAAAATTTACCCGTATGCGGCTATGGCTATCGGACGGCTTATTCGAGAGCTTAATGTTCCCGTGGTTATGATTGGGGTAGGAGCTAAGCAGTTTGAGATGGCTAAGCAGATGATGGAACATGTCAATCGTCAGAATGGCACGAAGGATATGCTTCATCTGGCGTTGTCTCCTGATAATGCTGATCCTGGTGGTAACCAGGATTGGCCCATTCGTCGTTCCCTTGCGCAGGCTATGGCAGCCGACTTGGTTATTACCCCTGATACGGGTGTGGCTTGGGCGGTAGCTATGGAGAACGTACCTAAGATGGTTATGGTCAGTCACGCCAGCGTTGAGAATATTACCAAGCATTGGGTCAACACAATTACACTGCACGCGGACCCCAACAAGGTGCCTTGCTGGCCGTGCCACCGGTTACATAATGAGATTGCTACATGCGTGCCTAATAAGGATATGGGTCAGGCGGCGGCTTGCATTAGCGATATCTCAGTGCAGACTATCGTCGAGACTGCTGAGCGGCTTTGGAACAAGAATAATGTTATACCATTGAGAGAAGCGGCAGAGTAAGATGTTAGCCAAGACTCCACCTATTGGTAGTTGTGCTCAGGACAGCATTTCAAGTATCAAACTTGAAATTGAGGACTGGCTTTACGCAGAAGTAGGTGGCGAAGTACAGAGTGGCCCATTTGAGGGAATGAAGCTTCCAAAGGAGAAAGCTTGGCGAGAGTCCTACCTGCCTCCTATGCTCTTGGGATGCTACGAGGAAGAACTTCATGGCGTACTTACTCAACAGATTGAACGACTGAAGAATTGGGAGCGTTTACCCAACGTAGTGGTTGTTGGTTGTGCAGAGGGTTATTACGCAGTGGGTCTTGCTCGAAGGTTACCAAAAGCTACTATCTATGCTCTGGATATTGATGCTATGGCGTTAGAAATAGCAGCAATAGCGGCTAAAGCCAACGGTGTCTCGCTGAAAATTGGTGCGCCGTTGAATGAAGTCTTTGCTGCTCCTAATCTTATTGTTATGGATTGCGAAGGGGCTGAGGTTGATTATCTAAACTTAGATACTTTTCCTGCTTTGGCGGGTTCTTATATCATTCTTGAGGTACATAATCTACCAAACCAGAATACAGACGCTATAATTCTTGATCGGTTTCGAGGCACTCATCGTATCGATATGATTATGGAAGGTCCGCGCAATCCTACCAATTATACGCAGCTTTGTGCCTTATCATCCACCTACCGTTGGATGGCGGTGTGTGAAGGTCGGCCTTGTCTTATGGCTTGGTACTCAATGACGCCCAGAGGGATGAGCGTCTCATGAAGATTGGAATTATTGGAGTAGGGGTCGTTGGTGGTACGTTGGCTTATGGCTTTAATCGTATTGGTCACGAAGTCATTAAACACGACCTTAAATTGGCAACTAAGATTGACGTTGTTTTAGGTACACTTCTTACTTTCGTGTGTGTACCAACACTGCAGGCTGTTAACGGCTTGTGTGATACTTCTTCTGTAGAAGAAGTTGTGGCCTCCTTAGCCGAAATTGGTTATGAGGGTGTTGTTGTTATTAAGTCAACGGTTACTCCTGGAACGACGGATAGGTTAGCAAAAGAGTTTCCTTTCCTACGCTTAGCGTTCTGCCCAGAATTCTTGCGGGAGAAGTCAACTTACAGTGATTTTGTTGAAAATCATGATGTGTGTATTATTGGAACTCTATATGACAAGGACTTTGAGTTGATCAAAGCTGCCCACGAACCTTTGCCCAAGGCGTACGAACTTTTGACCCCAATTGAGGCTGAATTGGCTAAGTACTTCTCAAATACATTCAATGCAGCGCGAATCATATTTGCTAATCAGTTCTTTGAGGTTTGTAAGGCTGTGGGCGCTAACTATACAGCGGTCAAGAATGCAGTGTCTAAGCGTACGAATATTGGGGGTTATTACCTGGATTGTAATGAGAACTTCCGTGCATTTGGTGGTTCGTGTTTGCCGAAGGATACTTCGGCTCTTGCTACTTTTGTAAAGGAGAAAGGGATAGACGCTCCTATGTTTGAATGGCTGCTGGCTGCAAACGAGAGGATCAAAAGCAAATGATCCTGGTCACAGGGGGCATGGGTTTTATTGGCCGGGCTTTAGTCAAGGCACTTGTTGAGCGTGGTGAGAAGGTGCGGGTACTTGATAATGGCTGGCGGCACGGCCAAGGGCACAAGATGCCAAATGGCGTTGAATTCTTCAATGGTGATATTCGTGATAGTGCAACTGTCTTGCAGGCTGTGGCAGGTTGTGAAGAAGTGCATCATTTAGCAGCGATCAATGGTACGTCAAACTTCTACAAGTACCCTGGATTAGTGCTGGACGTTGCGGTTAAGGGCATGATTAACGTGCTCGACGCTTGCAAGGTGCATGGAGTTAAGACCCTAATGCTGGCATCCTCGTCAGAGGTCTACCAGACGGCAGTGGTTATCCCAACACCAGAGGACGTCCCGCTGGTTATTCCAGATCCGTACAACCCGCGCTATAGCTACGCTGCTGGGAAGATTATCAGCGAAATGATGTTGCTGCATTCCGCGCGTAATATCGAACGTGCTATTATCATGCGTCCCCATAATATCTACGGTCCCAATATGGGGAATGAGCATGTCATACCCCGACTGGCTAGGGACCCAAGTAACTTTACGGATGGTCAGCAGACTCGTGCATTTTGTTATATTGACGATGCAATAGACGGTTGGATGATAGCTCGTGAGCATGGTGAACACCGTCAGGTTTATAATCTAGGTACAGACCACGAGATTCGAGTAGTTGACCTTGCTTATCGTATTGTGGCATTGGCTGGGTTTACTCCAGTAGTTTCTGCCCCTGCTCCGGCGGATGGTGGTACAGAACGAAGGTGCCCTGATATATCGAAGTTGAGGGCGCTGGGGTACCAGCCCAAAGTTAGCCTTGAAGAGGGTTTAAGCAAATCGATGGAGTGGTATCGTGCAGCTGCATAAGTGTCAGAACTGTGACGAGGTAACGACTAAGATCATGTCGCTTGGCTATATGCCGCCGTGTAACGCAATGCCAAAGATTGGTGAACCCCGCCGGGCACAACGCTGGATACCAACTGATCTGATGTTGTGTCGTTCGTGCGACCTGGTACAGCTTGCGTACGTTGAAGCGCCAACTGATGTATTTCCAGCTGATTATCCCTACGTCAGCGGATCAACTAAGATACTGCACGATAACTTTGCAAATCTGGCAAAGGAGGCTCCAGCGATTGCTGGGATGAACTTAGGAGACTTGGTGGTTGACATAGGGTCCAATGACGGAACACTGCTCTCGAAGTTCGAGGGTTATCGGCAACTTGGCATTGAGCCAACGGATACTGCAAACATTGCGATCTCGAATCACGTCCCAACAATCCAACAATACTTCTCTGTTGGACTTGCCAAGCGTGTGGTGAGCGATTATGGAGCGGTTAAGCTTGTCACTTGCGCTAATTGTTTTGCCCATATTCCGGATGTTCACGCGGTAGTAGACGGCGTGCTTGAGTTGCTGGCACCTGACGGTGTATTTGTTACTGAGTCCCATTATTTAATGGGGCTGATTGAGCGATTACAGTACGATACGATTTATCAAGAACACCTGCGTTATTACTCACTCAACTCGCTAACTAACATTCTGAAGCGGCATGGACTTAACGTATTTCATGCCAAGCATATCCCAAGCCACGGCGGTTCGATCCGCGTCTACGCTTCGCGAGAAGCGCGTACTGTGTCAGCATCCGCTAAGAACCTGGCAGCCAGTGAGTTGCGCGCTGATGCATTGCACGCTCGTTTGCAAACATTTGCGAGAGATGTACAGGCATCGCGTTTTGCGCTGCTTGAACGCATAGCCAATGCTAAGCGGCGTGGCCACCAAGTTGTTGGTCTTTCAGCACCGTCGCGTGGTGGTACTGTGGTGAGCTACTGTGGCCTTGACGAAACAATGATCGACTACGTCTGTGAGATTGTAGGCTCGCCAAAAATTGGCCGCTACATGCCGGGCACCGAGATTCCGGTAGTTGACGAGAGCAGGTTATTTACTGATCAACCCGATTACGCCATAATCTTCTCTTGGCATATTGCCGATGAGTTAATACCAAAGTTGCGAGCTAAAGGTTACAAAGGTGAATTCATTTTGCCATGCAATCGTGAGAGTGATTATGCTCAAGCTGCATAACCTAACCTTGGTGATGATTGAGACTCGCGAGCATGAACTTGCCGCGTTAGCGGTTGAGGATTGTCTCAAGGTTGCAGAGTTTGGTGACGTGTTGATCCTGACTGATAGGTCAACTGCGTTCCCTCGTATTGGCACTCGTATTGAAGAAGTTCCTGACTGGTCAGACAAACTCGGTTGGGCACGTTCAATGTGGTACGACGTGCCTCCATTGGTAAAGACCTCCCATATTCTAGCCATCCAATGGGACAGCTGGATTTGGGACCCATCAGTGTGGCGTGATGAGTTCCTAAATTATGATTTTTGCGGAGCGCCGTGGTGGTATAAGGACGGCAAGAATGTTGGTAATAGTGGCTTCTGTCTTAAGAGCACGCGACTAGCCCGGTACCTTGCTAAGAACCGCGACAAGTTTCCGTGTGATTCCAGTATTGAGGATGATTTGTTGTGTCGTAAGTATCGTTCTAAGTTGGAGGACGTTGGGTTTCGCTGGGCTCCTGAGAAGGTAGCTTACGACTTCTCATTTGAGGGTTGTGGGGGTAATAAGCCCACAAAGCATTTCGGTTTTCACGCGGCCATGAATTTTGGACTTGTTCTTGATCATGACCGGCTGCTTGAACGGGCAAGGCTCATGTTCAAGTCGCTTTACATTCGAGATAGTTATATTGCGAAAGCTTTCTGTGAGAAGAATCCTGATGTTGTTAAAGAATTGTTAGATGAAGAAAACAGTCCTAAATTGAAGGAAGTGACCTAACAATGCAGTATTACGTTTATGAGCATTGGAGGCCAGATACTGGATTGCCCTTTTATGTTGGGAAGGGGAAAGGTGGGAGGGTTAACTGTACTCAGCGGAACAAATACTACGTTCGCGTTGTTAATAAATTGAAGCGCAACAACCTAGAAATTGAAGTTCGTAAGGTTTTCTCTGGGCTAGACGAGGAAATGGCTTTCGCTCTTGAGAAGTCCCAAATTGCATATTGGCGTGCGCGGGGCATTGCGTTGACAAATGCAACGGATGGTGGTGAGGGTATTTCTGGGTATAGATTCTCTGACGCACAAAAACAACATATGAGCAAAGTCATAAAGGATCTTCCCCCCGAAGTTTGGGCTGTGATTAAAGCAGCTGTTAGTAAGGCTCGAAAGAATCACACCCCTTCGGATGAGACTCGTAAGCTGATGAGCATTTCGCAAACTGGGCGGAAGCACCTTGAAGAAACAAAGCAGAAGATGCGTATTAAGGCTTTGGAGCGCGAAGCTATGAGGCGCGAGTTGGGACTTGTTCAGCAAGGGCATTTAGGATTTAAGCATAGTGCAGCTACAAAACAAGAGATGCGCCTTATTGCATTGGCAAGAGGAGAGGTCAGTGCCGCTACTAAAGAAAAACTGCGTGACGCGGTTAGTAAGCGTTCCCGTGATAGTCGCGGGCGGTTACTGCCTTTAAATAACCCCTCTTGAACTAAAAGGAAAATATCATGGCTAACATATCAACGTATCTTACCCGCGCGTACCTCGACTGGTGCTTGAATGGAGCTACTCCGTCGCGCCCTGGTGCGGTGTGGGCAGGCCTCGCAGCTGGTACCCCAACGTCAGTTTCTGGTTCAGAGATTGGCACGTTGACTGGCTATTCCCGTGTGACGGCCCTGTTTGGCGCTGCGGCTTCGCCTGCTGGATCAGCATCTAATACTGCGGCCATGACTTTTGGCCCGTTCTCCTCAACGGGTTCAATTCTTGGTCTGCAACTGTGGGATGGCTCGCCAGTGGCGTCGTCCGATATGCTCTGGTATGGGACGCTGCAAACAGCACGCACCATTCTGATCGGCGACTCATAAGTCAAAAAATGACGGTCGAAGTCAAAACCACTACAGGCGCTTCTACCTGGACCGTTCCTGCGGGCGTGACTTCTATACAAGTTGAGGCTATTGGCAATGGCGGCACGCCGACTATCGGCGGTGGCGCTGGTGGTGGTGCCTATGTGATGGTGGCGGCTATCCCTGTAACCCCTACCAACACAGTTTGGTTAAACATTGGTACGGCTGGGGGAACGACTCCCACTTGGTTAAATGTTGCAAGCAATGCTGCGCCAACATTAGTATCGCAAGGCGTTCTAGCCGACTACGGAAGAAATTCTGGGGGTTCAACAGGCGGCGCTGGCGGTGCTATTGCAAACTGTATTCCTACTTCCGTGGGAGGAGGCAATCTAGCGTATGCTGGAGGCACTGGTGGCGCTCGTGGAGCGTCTGGCAGTAATGGAGGTGGCGGCGGTGCTGCTGGCCCAGATGGAGCAGGACAAGTCGGTGGCGCGGGGGATGCTACTTCGGCTACTTCTGGCGGCGGAGGTGGCGGTGCAGATGGATCGTCAAGTACCGCAGGGCAAATTGGCCAAACTTTAGCTGGTGGTGCTGGTGGTCAAGGACCCGCCGGATCAGGCTCCGGTGCTGGCGCTACATCTGTGGCGACGGCCCAAGTTGGCACTGATGGCGGCGGGGGTGGCGGTGGATTTGTAACAACAAATCCTAATGGAGCCCAAGGCGGTACGCACACAATTACTGCGTGGGGATCGGGCTTCGGTCCAGGCGGTGGCGGGGGCGGTAAAGAAGGAGCGGCAAGCAATGCCGGGGGGTCCGGTGGTACTTACGGCGGTGGAGGTGGCGCTTACCTCACTTCTGTCGGCGGCCAAGGCATCATCGTTATTACTTATACTTCTAGTACGGCTTGGACGGGTTCATTTGTAGGTTCAGGCTCAGGGACTTTTACGGGAGGCGTACAAGCTTTATTAGTTGCTAGTACTTCTCTTTCGGGGGGAAGCAACTTAGCAGTTGATACTCAGGACTTCTTAGCTGCTACAGCTACTTTTATCAGCGTTGGTAGCCTAAGTGCTACTACTAATGTTCTGGTAGCTGCTCAGACTAATTTTGTTGGTATTGGTAATTTATCTGCAACTGCAAGTATTGTTAGTGCTACTATATTTGTTACAGCTGCTTTTGTTGGTACTGGTTCTCTAACTGTTATTACTGCAGCAACCTTACGAACTGCTTCTGCCGCTTTTGTTGGTACTGGTTCTCTAACTGTTATTACTGCAGCAACCTTACGAACTGCGTCTGCCGCTTTTGTTGGTACAGGTCATCTATCAATAAACACAAATGCCTTACTTGCTGGGTTGGCTGCCTTTCATGGGGTAAGCTCGCTAACTGCTAATACTAAATCTTTATTCGCTGCCATTATTGCTTTCGCGGGTACTGGAAAGCTAAGTGCCGCTGCTGTTCAAAACTCTCTTGCGGTTGTAGGTTTTGCTGGATTAGGTAATCTTTCAGCTACCCTTACGGCTATATTCCCAATAGCATGTACCCTTAATGGTACAGGTGGATTACTAACAAGCGCCACGCTTTTGCAAGTTGGGTCTGCTGCTTTTGTGGGTGTGGGGAGTTTTGCAGTCCATGTAGGAGTAAATACAGCCATTCTCGCTGCCTTTGCAGGAGCAGGACAGTTGTCAGCTACAGCAGGCGTAATATACACTATTTTTGCGACGTTTAGTGGTGCAGGTAGTCTACTAGCCAATGTTCTTGATTTTCTGTTTAATGCCACGGCTACTTTCTCTGGGAGTAGCAAGATGTGTGCCCAAGCCATTGTTCGTTTAGGTCCAAAAGGTGTTAAAGTTAATCAATTTGTGTTTGGTTCTGGCACTGCTTTTAATCGTATTATTCAGGCTGCGAAGTAAGTTATGACAGTCCGGGCAGGATCATTTGTAAGTGTAGGCCAGAGTTCTCTTTCTGTTGCAGCTAATACAGCCTTAATAGCACAAACCGTTTTCTCTGGTACTGGTTCACTTTCTGCTAACGCTGCGCGACTCACAACCTTTGATCTATCAGAAGTATTTGCAGGCGTAGGTTCTCTTTCTGCTTCTGCACAGACATTTATCTACTTGAGTGAAAGATTTGCAGGTGCAGCTAGCCTTTCTGTTTATGCAACAATGAATTCGGTATCTATAGTGTTTATGGGGCAAGGAGGTCTTTCTGTTACAGATAGAGCAGTCTTATCTGCGTCAGCTAGTTTTGCAGGTAATAGTAAGATTTGTGTTTTTGCTAACGTGCTTCTTGCTACCCGTGGAGTTGTTCATAATGTTATGCGTCCCGGCTCCGGCCCAACCAATAATGTGATTGTATGAGACCACACGGAAATCATGCTAGAGTTAATCCGTCTGACCCGGCTGCTCTCGCAGTTTGTGATCGTTGTGGACGTTGGTTCAACCATAAGGATTTAGTTTGGCAGTTGGCTTGGGCCGGTACGCAAATTTATAACACCCAGGTTCTTGTTTGTACACAAGGGGACTGCTACGATACTCCTAATGAGCAACTTCGTACTATCATTCTACCCCCAGATCCACCACCTATCTTGAATGCACGTGTGCCTAACTTTGCTTACGAGGAACAGACCATACGCATCACTGAATATAATTCACCTAAGAATCCACCCTGGGGGGCAGGACCACAAATGGCACGATGCCTACAAAATGGCACCGTCTCGCGCATTTTAGAATTCAACACGAGTAGTTAAATGACCGCACCCTTTATTCCGCTTGATGGCCGCATCACGAGTTTGCAAAGTCTTCCGCTTGCCTTAACAGGGGATGAAGTTATTGAGATTGTTTCCCCTGGTAACGCAACTAATGGAAATAACTATCAGGTACTACTCAGCGTCCTTGCTGCATTCTTCTCAACGAATGTAGGGTTACAAGCGTACACAGTGACAACGTTGCCAACTCCTTCTGCTGCAGGAGCGATGGCTTACGTTACGGATGGTGACTCTGGGCTTGCTTGGGGAGATACTGTGGTAAATACTGGGGCAGGAGCTACCCAGTACGCTGTGTGGTTTAATGGAAGCAACTGGACGGTATTTGGTAAATAATCATGGCCCTAACCTACACAACTTTTGTAACCTCGTTGGCAAACCTTTTGGTCGTACCACCAACGGACCCAAATTTTGTGCTTGTGCTCCCCAACATTATTGATGATGCTGAACAGAGAATATATCGTGAACTTGATTTGCTCTCTACCATTGTACGTGACAATTCAGGGGTGCTAACGCCTAACAGTCGCAATTTTACTTTCCCCCAGCATTTTGTTGTAAGTGAATCAATCAATGTATTTACCCCAGTAACGGTCAACACTTATCGCAATCAGTTAATAGCGGTCTCTCGTGAGTTCCTAGATGCTGTATACCCTGATGAAATAGCAGGAGGGTGTTGTGGTCCTGCTGTGCCAGAGTACTACGCTATGATTACGGATCAGACAATCATTGTGGGGCCAGCGCCTGATGCAGCTTACACAATGGAAGTTGTGGGTACAATTAGGCCAGCGCCACTTAGCAATGCAAATCAGACTACGTATTTGACATTGTACTTGCCAGATTTATTCTTTACGGCTGCCCTCGTCTTCGGTTACGGCTATTTGAAAGATTATGGTGCTAGTACTGATGATCCGAATGCACCTGCTAATTGGGCAGCACATTATAATGCACTGAAGCAGTCAGCTGACATTGAAGAGAATCGTAAAAAGTACGCATCTCAGGCTTGGACGCCCAAATCGCCTGCTCCGCTTGCCACTCCACCCCGCACCTAGAAGAGTTAGCCTATGGCAGACCCTGTAACCAATAATTTTAGTCTCATTCAACCTACAGTTGGTGCTGACCTTAATATATGGGGAGGTGTTCTTAACAATGGTGTAGTTGCTGCTCTTGATGCTACGTTAGGGTCAAATCTAGCAGTTGCTATAACAGTGGCAGACGTCACGTTAACTGCTTCTCAGTGGCAGAATGCTATTTTTGTTGTAAGTGGTGTACTGACTGGCGCTCGGAACTTAATTCTGCCACTCTCACCTAACTCAGCTACCGTTGCGGTAGGGGGACGCTTTGTAGTTGTCAATAATACAACGGCTGCGTATAGCCTTACTGTTAAGACTGCAGCGTCTGGCTCCACGGGTGTAGTAGTTCCTCAGGGCTTTACGGCGTTACTTTATTCTGATGGCACAAATGTGGGCTATGGGAATAACAATGGCTTACCCGGCTATGCTGCAGCGTCCAATGGCAATCCTAATACACAACTTGCTGGTACGGCAGGGTCAGTGAATACCAATGCTTCCCTGGCATTTGATTATGTCAACAACCTTCTGTACATTTGCGTAACAACAGGTAATGCTGCAGGTGCAGTCTGGGCTCAGACTAGTGTTACCATTCCTCGTGGTTTTGATACGCCTATTAACTTGGCACTGAGTGTTACCCACACGGGTGGAAATCTACTTAATGTAGCAGTTAAGACGGTAGCCGGAACTGATGCAACAGCTATAAATCCTGTTACCACTAATTTTCAGACTGTCAGTGGTGCTAACACAACTGGTGTACCAGTAACTGTTAATATCACTTCTGCATTGTCTATGACTACCAATGCAACTGGTGCCACTCTTGGGAGTTCTAATAATACTCCCTTCCGTATCTGGTTTGCACTGTTTAATAATGCTGGTACGGTTGTCTTGGCAATGCGGAACTTTGTTAATGCGCCGCCCACAACATTTTCACTTGCTAGTTACGGTGTCGCGTCCACAACCGCCATTGATGGCACGGCTACATCAACTGATGTTTGGTACACTCCTAACGGTACAACACTTACCAATTGTGCCTATCGCATTATTGGCTATTGTGAATACACGACAGGTTTAGCTACTGCTGGTACTTATACGAGCGACCCAAACAATACTGTTATCTTTGGTCCCGGAGTTCCAACGCCACCTTTTCAACTTGTTGGAAATCAGATTCCTGCATCCTATGGTTTCTATGGCCCGAAGGCATGGGTTACTTGGACGCAAAGCGGAACGAGCGTAACCGTGCAAAAGTCCTACAATGTGACCAGCGTAACAAGAAACTCTACAGGGTTATTTACGATAGCCTTCACGAATGCAATGACGGACATTTATTACGTGCCTAGCGTAATGGCGCGGCGCTCAAGTGCGACTACCGGTGACATATTTCCGGTAATCAACAAAGATACTGCACCACTAACAACTGCAGTGGCAATAACGACACTAGATTCAGGAGCCAGCGCAGTAGACCCCGTGCAGGTGTCTGTTGCGATATTCGGAAACTAATAGATGCCCTTTGGCTCAGTTCAACTAATTCCTGGAGTAAATGTTGAGCGTACGCCAACACTATTGCGCGCAGGGTTTTCGCAGAGTAGCCTCATTCGCTTTAGAGACTCTTTAGTTCAGAAGTATGGTGGTTGGGCAAAGTTTTATGCCTTTGTAGTGTCGGGCACGCCACGTGACTTGCATGCTTGGCAGGATTTGAATAATAACACACACTTGAGTGTAGGTACTACCACTCAGTTAGGTGTGGTGTCGTCTGGGAACTTTCTAGATATTACGCCCCAAACATTAACTTCAGACTTTGCTCCCAATATTTCGACTACAGCGAGTAGTCCTACGGTTACAATTATCGACCCTAACATTGCAAATGTTACAGTTTATGATTCAGTTTTCTTCAATGTTCCAGTTTCCATTGGTGGGTTGATTCTAGATGGGCTCTACCAAATTGCCTCTATTGTAGGTACTAGCTCTTACACAATAACTGCATCAGCTAATGCAACCACAACTGAGACTAATCCTACTGTTACGAACGGGACTACTGCTTCAGGTAATAACACGTTGAACTTTGCTGCTACGCCAAGTTGGGTTGTGGCAGGAATGGCCATTGCAGACCTAACTGCACCAACAGTTATTACCGCTGGTGCCACGGTACTTTCTGTAACTGGTACTACTGTTGTAATGTCTGCTGTTGCAGGGGGGGCAGGGGTAGGAGCAACTGACAATATTGTCTTTACTAGTTTGCCAGTTTTTACGACGGTAAGTGGCAGTTCAATTGTTTCAGTTAAGCTTATCGCTAACGGGCAGGTTGCTGGAAATGTAGTGGTATTTCCTATCGCTACAACGGGCAATGGCATAACAATCTTAGGCAGTTATGATGTTCTTAGCATTACCGACGCAAATACTTTTACTATCCAGGCAGGTGCCACAGCAAGTGCCTCTTCCTCCTTTGCTATGAATGGTGGAAATGCAGAACTAATTTATTACCTTGCCCTTGGTCCAGTGCAAGCAGGCGTGGGTTATGGTCTAGGGAATTTTGGGGTTGGTGCTTATGGTTTTGGTACAGGCTCAACTTCTGTTCAAGTTGGAAGCCGAATTGTTGCAACGGATTGGACCTCTGATAATTGGGGTGCCCTTTCTGTTACTAATCCTAAAGGAGGGGGTATCTATTACTGGGATCCTGCTGGTGGTTTTTCTAATGCTTCCATTGTGGCTTCCGCGCCACCACTTAACAATGGCATTTTCGTTTCTATGTCAGAGCAGATACTCGTGGCTTATGGCTCTTCAGTGCATGAAGGGTTAGGATGGCAACAAGAACCTCTTCTGGTGCAGTGGTGTGATGTTAGCAACTTCTTTCAGTGGGCTGCCACGGCAGCAACTCAAGCAGGCAATTTTGTTATTCCTATTGGCTCTGCCATTATGGCAGGTATGGCGGTGTCCAATCAGAATCTGATTTGGACTGATCTTGATCTCTGGGCCATGTCTTATATTGGGAGCAGTGTCCTCCCATGCTGTACAGCAACTTCGTGGGTCTGTGTACTGGATGGGGCGCACTAACTTCTACGGTTATTCTTCTGGTGGTGCTAATGCTATCCCCTGTTCAGTGTGGGACGCGGTATTCCAGAATCTGAATTTGAGCTTTCTTAACAATATTCGTGCTATGCCTAACACTCCGTACAATGAGGCAGGGTGGCTCTACCCCTCCGCAGCGAGCAATTCTGGTGAGTGTGATAGCTACGTTAAAATGAACATCACTGAGCCCGGTGCTCCCTGGGACTATGGCCCTATCCAGCGGTCGGCTTGGATTGATCAGACTATATTAGGCATGCCTATAGGCGCTGCACCAAATGGATTCATTTATCAACACGAAACCACGAATGATGCTGATGGTGCCCCGCTTAACGCTAGCTTTACCACGGGTGAATTCTATCTAGCTGAAGGTGAAGATTTTGCTTTCGTTGACCAGATACTACCTGATTTTAAGTGGTCCTTATTTGCTGGAGGTGCTTCGGCGCAAATTCAGCTAACCTTTAATGTTACTAACTATCCAGGGGACACGCCTACGTTGTACGGGCCTTACGTTGTTACTCAAGCTACTGAATATATTTCTGTGCGGTTTCGAGGACGGTTGATGAGTATCACGGTAGCGTCTGCCGACTTGGGCAGTTTCTGGCGGTTAGGAAGTATTAAGTATCGCTTTGCTCCTTCTGGGAGGCGTTAGTAAATGAGCATGCAAGACAATGCTTCTGCTTCTGGCCAAGGTACTGCTGGTGTTACGGATGCTGTTACTCAACTACAAGGTATTGTGCGTCAGTTATCAAATTGGGTAACGGCGTTCACAGGCCGCACGGTTTACGGGTCCTTTACGTTAACGGCAGCGGCTACAACGGTAGTGGCGGAACCATCCACAAAGTCAAATTCCTTTATTCAATTGACTCCTACAAATGCAGCAGCAGGTACACTCGTTGGGTCTGCTGCTGCATTATACGTTTCAACTAAGACAGCAGGTGCTAGCTTCACTGTGGCTACAGCTAGTGGCGGTGCGGCTGCTGGTACTGAAATGTTCTCTTACTCTCTATCAACTCCGGCATAAGGTAGAACGAAGCACATGCCCTTAACTCCTGGTGCACCTGTTGGTACCTCAATTAAAGAGTTGCATAGCGGAAAAACTTTTGCCCACACATCGGCTAAGTTTGGAAAAGAGCGCGCCCAGAAACAAGCTATTGCTATCGCTCTTAGTAACAACCGTAATCGGGCGTTTGGGGGTGGGATGATGCCTCCAATGATGGGGCCTGGAGCGCCTATGCAAGCCCCGCCAAACGGTATAGCCCCTGTGGGGCCTGGCACGGTGCCCTCCGGCCAGATAAACCCCTCTCTGCCTCCTGCAGGGCTGGCTCCGGTGGGGACTAACCCGGCCACTATGGGCATGCCCCAAGCGCCCATGACTCCTTCAGCAGCAGCCCCTGTCTCCATGGCTCCGGCCCTTAAGCGGGGTGGCACTCCTAACCGCGCTTTCGGAGGTTTCAGTTCAGGATTGATTAAGCCCCCTACTCTTAAATCTGGTTTCCAGGAACGCCAGGAAGCCCGTAACATGACGCGGGGACCTATTCTAAGTGCAGTACCAGGGCGCACGGATGCCCATGCTACTCATGTACCTTCAGGGTCATACGTTGTACCCGCTGACATTGTATCTGGCCGGGGCCAAGGAAACACAATAGCGGGCGCCAATTCACTCCAACACATGTTCAAGATGGGGCCTTATGGGTCTGCTCCCGGCAAAATAGGCCACGGCGCTGGTGCACCAAGGCCACCCAAGATTGGCAAGTTTGCCTCTGGTGGTGGCAAATCAGGTGACGCTAATGTTGGTACACCAGTACGGGTCAACTTAGCGGGGGGTGAAGTCGTAATTCCGCCTGAGCACATTATGGAAACCATACACCGTCTTAATCCAGGAAAGACGTATACCCTTAAGCAAGCCCATGCAATTCTGGACGCGTGGGTGCTACATGAACGTAAGAATCTGCGTAAGACCTTGGCAAAGCTCCCTGGCCCAGTCAAGACATAAACAACAAAACGGAGGAGTGCTATGAAATCGATAGACAATGTTGGCGTAACTTTCATCAATACAGTACTCGGACGTGGTGTCATGAACGGCGTAATAAACCTGACCCTTGGTGTGTTGCAGTTTACTCCTGACGATAAGGGTGAGGCAATTGATCCTGACATCGGAGTGGCAGCACGGTTGCGCATGGATGTAGTTTGTGCTCGCCAGTTACACGAAGCCCTTGGCGATTTGCTTGTCCTTATTGACAAGAGTGATGCTGAGCAGAAGCAAGGTTTGAATGGTACTTCGGCACAACCCGCTGTTTCAACTGAGAAGTCCAACTGATGGCCTACTCAGGACGTGTCCGCATTGTTGGGCCGGAAGAAGAAGAGGAAGTCATGGCCTTGTGCCATGACCTTCACGCCGAGAATGGCATCTTTACCATGAATGATAACAAAGTACGGGCCATGCTTCGCAAAGCCTTTAATCGTGAGGGGGGCATACTCGGTGCTATAGGCCCAGCAGGAAAGATTGAAGCCCTAATTTTCTTGATGGTGTCTACCTTTTGGTACTCAGACGACCCTCATCTAGAAGAGATATTTACCTACGTATCCCCTCAGTATCGCAAGTCTCGTAACGCGGTAGAGTTGATGCACTTTGCAAAGTGGTGTGTGGATCAGTCTGGCTTACCCTTAGTGATTGGTATACTGTCCAATGAGCGCACTGAAGGCAAGGTGCGTCTCTACCAACGGCAGTTTGATAAGCCAATGGGCAATTTTTTCATGTACACAAAAACTAATTCGCCTGTGTTAGTGACGGCGTAAAGCCTACCTAACCCTCTACTACAGAAGTAAATTTCAATGGGATCCAAGACACAAACTAGTTCTAGCAGTTCCGCGCCTAATCCGCAGGCGATGGACCTATACCAGAGTCTGCTTAAGCAGGCGCAAGGTGTGGCAGCAACTCCATACGATCCTTACGGGGGCCAGCTAGTCGCGCCGGTTAACCAGCAGCAAGGCACTGGTATTGCTAATATCAATCAGTACGCTGGTGCTGCCCAGCCTGCCATTCAGACGGCTGAAGGTATGGCACAGCAGGCTGCCTCGCCAATTACGCAGGCGCAAATCCAAGGGTATATGTCGCCTTATACCCAGGATGTGGTTAATGCTACTCAGAACCAGTTTAATAATCAGAATCAGCAGCAACAGCAGGGTGTTGTTGGCAATGCCATATCTCAAGGTGCTTTGGGTGGTAACCGTGTAGGAGTAGCGCAAGCTGAATTGGCTAACCAGCAAAATCTAGCGCAGGCTCCGGTTATTGCTAACCTGGAGAATCAGGGCTACCAGACTGGGTTGAGTACTGCTTTATCACAGCAGCAAGCCCAAGCTGCTGGCGCTTATTCGTTAGGCAATTTGGGTGTGGCTGGGCAGAATGCTGGATTGACTGGTGCTAATGCACAAATTGGTGCTGGTTCGTTGCAACAGCAAACTCAGCAAGCTCAGTTAGCTGCCCAGTATCAGCAATTCCTTAACCAGCAGGCCTACCCCTTCCAGACCACACAGTGGCTGGCGGGTCTGGGTACTGGTGTTGGCTCGCAGATGGGTGGCACAAGCACCACGACAGCCCCTGCGCCTAGTTTACTTGGGCAGATATTTGGTGGCGTGGCGGGTGGTGCTAGTATGTTAGGGGCTTCAGGTGCCTTCCCTGGGGCTGCTACAGCTACTACTGCTGCAACACCAGGATGGTTAGCTGGTTTAGGGTCATTGTTTGCTCGTGGGGGCAGTGTATCTAACCGCGCGCAAGGCGGTGGTATTGCTAATCACGAAGTTGTTATACCGGAAACTCCACACACACTTATTGCTCAACAGCATCAGTTATTACAAGGCCACCGTCGCGCTCAATTGTTCCCGCACGGAACGTCAGAACTACCGTTGCCTAACGGAATGGCTCGGGCCACAACTGAAGCTGGAGCAATTCATTATAATCCGCACCACATTGATGCTGAAACGGTGCACCATCTTGCTTCTGGTGGTCGCTTAAACGAGTTGCTTGACCTTGGTCCTGTCACTAAGGACGAGG